GTACACCATCACCGAGCCGAGTGGCTGGACGGTGTTCACCACCCTCAACGATGTCAACGGCTGGACGAGCACCTTTAGCGCCTACATCGTCGCGGGCGCGGCTGGAACCTATGCCTACGCGCCGACCAAAAGCCCCACGACGGCGGGTGATGGTAACATCGCCATCGCGGCCTTCCTGGCGGCTGGCGGCGGCGGCTCAACGCCAGTCACGATCTCCGATACGGGCGCGGGCGCGGACAGCCTCAGCCTCGCAGCCAGCGTGCCGCTGGCCGACAGTGGCGCCGGCTCAGACGCGCTCACCAGCCTGACCGCCACCGTGCCGCTCACCGACGCCGGCGTAGGAGCTGAGAGCCTGAGCCTGGCGCCGATCGCGGTCACCCTCACCGACAGCGGCAGCGGGGCGGATAGCCTGAGCGTCGCCACGATCACGCCGATCACCCTCAGCGATGCCGGCGCCGGGGCCGATGCGCTGGCGCTGGCGCCCGTGGCGGTGGGCCTGAGCGATGCCGGCGCGGGCGTCGAGGCGCTGGCCTTCGCGCCGATCGCGCTGGCGCTGGCCGACGTCGGTGTCGGGGCGGATCGGCTGGCTGTGATCGGCGCGCAGCAGCCAGGCATAGTCACGCTCAGCGATGCGGCGCTGGCGAGCGTGACGCTGGCCGACGCGCTGGCGCAGGCGGGGAGCGTGACACTGAGCGATGCGGCGCTGGGCGTGGTCGCGCTCACCGACATCATCGCGGAAGGAGTGGCGGCATGAACGCTTATGACATCGGCAGTCTGATCCAGCTGACGGGCACGTTCAAGAACGCGGCCGGGACGCTCACCGACCCGACGACGGTCACCTGCACCGTGCGCGACCCAGCGGGTGTGGTGACGACGCCGGCGGCGACGAAGGCCAGCGTCGGCGTCTACACGGCCGACGTCGATCTGACGGGCGCGCTCGCCGGCGTCTGGAATTACCGATTTCAGGGGACAGGCGCGTGCCAGGCTGCGGAAGAGGCGTCGTTTTATGTGGAAGCGAGCAACGTGTGAGTGACGAGGAGGCCGTGAAGCCCACGCAGGAAGATCAGCCGAAAGCGATCCCTGTGCGAGTGGTGCTGACGTTCACCGTGGACGATGAGCCAGCGACGCAGCTCATCAGCCAGGTGGACATCACGCTGAGCGACGACGAGCGGGTCATCCCGCAGATTGGCATGGTGATTGACGCGCGCCAGTTGTTGCGCATTGTCGAGCACAAGCTCGGGCCACAGGCCGGGGCGCTGGCGATCGCTAAGCCGCGGCTGTTCGTGCCGGGCCGTCAGGGCTAGGCGGGGTCAAGCAATGCCACAGCCACGCCAGACGCCCTACAGCCGCCAGCTGCTCACCCAGGTGAGCGGGCAGCGCGCCGCGATGATGACCACGGAGAGCCACGTCGCGGCCGCGACGCGTGGCGCCTTCGCGAGCGTGCGGGCCAGCGTGGGCGCGCCGCTGGCGGCGGTGGTCGACGCCTACGGCAATGCGCTCAGCGCGGCGCAGGAGGCTGGCAAGACGTCCGTAGGGCGGCAGGCGCTGCGTCAGGGCGTTGGGAGCATTGGGCGGCATGCTGAGCTTGTCAGCGCGTCTGAGCGTCTCCAGGCGAGCGCACAGGGCGCGCTGGGCGCCTTCGCGGGCGCGGCGACGACGCACATCACGCAGGGGCAGCGCCAGGCGGTGAGGCAGGCGACAGGCGACGCGCAGGCCAACATTCTGCTCTCAGCCGGCCACCACGCGCACCAGCTGCTGGTGGCCGGGGCGGTGAAGGCGGCGCGCCAGGCGGCGCTGGATCAGCTGATCGGCCGGTCGCAGCGCGGCGGCCGCCTTGGCGATCTGCTCAGCCGGCTGGTGAAAGACGCCAGCGATCGCCTGCTGGAGCGGCTGATGCAGGCGCTCGATACGGGCATGGGGCCGCGCACGCTGGCCTCGTGGCTCGCACGGGATCTCAACCTGGCGCTCTCCCAGGCGCTCACGATCGCGCGCAGCGAACTATTGGGCAGCTACCGCGCTGCACAACTCGCTAACTACCGGGCCAACAGCGATGTGGTCCAGGGCTGGGTCTGGCTGGCGGCGCTAGGCAGCGCCTGCGCGGCCTGTACGGCGATGAATGGCACCAAGCACAGCCTCGACGAAGAGCTGGATAGCCATTTGAATTGCCGTTGTGGTCAAGCCCCTTTAACCGCCGGCTGGGGCGAGATCCTCAGCGGGTTGGGCATCGACGCCAGCGACCTGCCCGACACGACGCTGTATGTGCAGAGCGGCGCGGACTGGTTCGATGACCAGGACGCCGCCACGCAGCGGAGCATTCTGGGCCCGGCGAAGTATGCGGCCTATCGGCAGGGCGATCTGACGCTCGCGGATCTCCTGGGCGATGGCGCCGACGGGATCTTCGAGAAGACCATGCGTAGCCTGGGGCTTGACCCCAGAGACTATCTGGCATCCGCGGTCAGCTAACGGCAAGTTGCCGTCCAGCTAACAAGTGAGGTATACTAGCCCATGACAGTCCCAACAGGACCAGCTGCCGGAGGGACCGGCCAGGCGCCGACCTCCGCAACCCCGAACGGCCAGGCGCCGACGGGGACATCCTCTGACCCGACCGCCCCCACTGTGGGCGCGCCGACCGGCCAGGCGCCGGCGAGCGATCCGCAGTCCCCATCATCATCATCGTCGTCATCGTCGTCGTCATTTCAGCCGCCTAGCGAGGCAGACTGGAAGCGGGTCCAGGCCGAGCTGGCCGAGGCGCGTCGCGACGCCGCCGGCAATCGCTCGAAGCTGAAAGCTATCGAGGACGCGCAGCTGAGCGAAGCCCAGAAGCTGGAGCGGCGCGCGACCGAGGCCGAGGCGAGCGTCAAGGCGTACCAGGCGCGTGTTGCGGGCTACGAAGTGCGGCTCGCGGCGCAGCGGCTGGGCATCATCGATCCCGACCTGGCGGCGCTGGCGATCCGCGACCAGCTGGAGTACGAGGACGACGGGACGCCCAAGAACGCTGACAAGCTGTTGGCCGACCTGCTCAAGGCGAAGCCCTATCTCGCAGGCGGCGGCGCGCAACAGGGCCAGGGGCAAGCGCAAGGGCAGCGGCCGCCGGCGTCGAGCGGTGGCGCGACGAATCCGGGCAGTGGGGCCCGCGCCGGCGTCTTCACGCGCGAGCAGATTCGGCGCATGACGCCTGCGGAGTACGCGCAAAACCAGCAGGCCATTTTCGAGGCCATGAAGAATGGCCAGGTCAGGTAGACGTTGGCGAGCGCCGCGTGCGAACGTGCCTCGCCGCTAGGGTTGGGGAGGCACGTCAGTGTCCCTGAATAACTTCATCCCAGAGATATGGAGCAAGCAGCTCCTGCTCACCCTGCGCAAAGCGTTGGTCTACGCCAGTCTGTGCAACACGGACTACGACGGCGAGATCAGCGCGCTGGGCGACACCGTTCGCATCAACGCGATCGGCGACATCACGGTGTCCAACTACACCAAGGACACCAGCATCGGCAGCCCGCAGACGCTGACCGACGCGCAGACGACGCTCACCATCAGCCAGGCGAAGTTCTTCAACTTCGCCGTCGACGATGTCGACAAAATGCAAGGCAACCCAGCGGTGATGGCTGAGGCGATCAGCTTCGCGGGCTACCGCGTCAAAGACCAGGTCGATCAGTTCGTCGCCGGGCTCTACACGGACGCCCAGGCGACCAACCTGATCGGCTCCAGTGGCTCGCCGGTGACCGTCACCCGCGCGACGCAGGCCAACCTCGGCGCGGGCACGACCCTCTACGACGAGCTCGTCGCGCTGGCGCAGCTGCTCACCCAGAGCGATGTGCCCAATGACGGGGGCCGCTTCGTCGTAATGCCAGCGTGGGGCAAGACGCTGCTCTCGCAGGACCTGCGCTTCACCTCGTTCAACACGCCCGACGCGGTGACGAAGATTCGCACGGGCGCCATCGACGGCAGCACGCCCGCCCAGCCCGGCTATCTCGGCATGATCGAGAACATGGGCGTCTACGAGTCCAACAACGCGCCGCACCTGGGTGGGACCAAGGGCGCCACGGGCAGCCAGGACGTGTTCCTGGCCGGCCACCGCATGGCCTGGAGCTTCGCCGACAACGTCCAGGAGGTCGAGGGCTTCCGCCCGCCCGACCGCTTCGCCGATGCGGTCAAGGGCCTGCACCTCTACGGCGCCAAAGTCGTGCGGCCGCAGGCGCTGGCCGTCGGCTTCTTCCAGATGCCGGCCTAATCGCTGGCCTCGGTTGAATGATGCGGGGCAGCGAGCAATCCTGCCCCATGAGGTGAGACATGGCACGAACCAATCTGCCGACTAACACCATGCCGGGCGAGGCGACGGCGGGCCTGCTCGATCCGACGGCCACCGCCGTCGACCAGGCGAACGGCATGAACGTCGCGCTGGCCTCGACGGCGATCCCCGCGGGCCCGAGCGCGCGCAACCTGCTGCTGCGCGTCGCCAATACGGCGGCGGCGGCCCATAACGTCATCATCCGCGCGGGCGCGTACCCGCCAGCGTTCCGCGCCGGCGTCGGCGACCTGAATGTGAGCGTGGTCAACGCGACGACCCGCTGGATCGGCCCGCTCGACGGCTCGCGCCACGTGCAGGCCGACGGCTCGATCAACATCGACTTCGATGCGGGCTTCACCGGCACGATCACCGCGTTCCTCGTGCCGGAGCACGCCTAGTACACGCAGCCCGGCGCGTGCGAGACGTGGCTGGCGCGGCAAGCCGCCGATGCGTATAAGCGCCGCCCGTCTCGCCCGCCTGGCGGGCATTCCAACCCATGAGGGCAGTTCATGCATCCAACGCATCCAAGTGACGAGTCCAGCGAGTCTAGCCTGATCCTGCCAGGCCAGCAGCCCAGCGACGCGCAATCGCTCGAGGGCCTGGGGCCGGTGGTGTGGCTGCGCAATCCCAAGACCGGCGTGATCCACAAGTTCGCGCATCCGCAGCACGACGACACGATCGCGCGCTGCCTCAAGGAGGGCTACACGCACTCCCATGAAGGCGCGGCGCGCGCGCAGGCGGTGGAGCTGGCGAAGCTCCAGGGCCGGCCGCTGCCGCCCTGGGCCCGCGAAGCGGAAGACGAGAAGCCCGTAGCCGCGGCTGCTGCTCACGCAGCGTCTGCGAAGGCGAGGTAATCCACCATGGCCGTCCGCTCCTCGATGGCGCAGTTGATCACGCAAACACGTCAGCTGATCGGTGACCTGGGCAGTCCAACCCAGGACCTCGACGATCAGACGGTGCAGGACGTGCTCGACGCGCACCGCGAGGAGATCCGCTACGAGCTGCTGCGGCCGATGCCCGACATCCAGCCCGGCCAGAATGGCTCGCTCGTCGCGCAGTTCGTCTGGGCGTCCTACCAGTCGGAGTTTCAGTACTGGGAGTCCGACGTCGTCATCCAGGGCCTCAACACGACCACCAATCAGCCCTGGGTCGTGCTGACGCCGGTCTCGTTCGAGTACATCAACGGCAAGTGGACGTTCGCGGTGACGCTGCCCAACATCGCCACGCCGCCGGCGCAGTATCCGCCAGTCTACGCCGTCGGCAAGGTGTACGATCTCTACGCGGCCGCGGCGGACCTGCTCGACCGCCGCATCGCGCTGCACGCCTTCACGCAGTTCGATGTCACCACGGACGGGCAGTCTCTGCGGCTCTCGCAGGTGATCGGGACCTGGGAGCGGCTGCGGGCGTCCTACATCGGCAAATCGTGGAATCAGGTCGTGGAGATCATCCGCGCGGACATGGCGCCGAGCAATGACGGCGGCCGGACACCGCTCCTGACCGATGGGCAGTACGATCAGCATCTCTTGCCTGGTGTACTGGGCGCGAACGTCATCGGGACCGGGGAGGGCGACTAGACCATGGCGACGATGGGCCTGCTCGATTCCCGTCAACTGAGCGCGCTGCGCGCTCGCCTGGCGACCGCCCAGGACGGCCAGGCGAGCATCGTGCGCGCGCTGCCCGCGACGCGCAGCGCCACCGGCGGCATCGTCGAGCAGTCCACCGTCGTCGCCGCCAGCGTCGCCTGCCGCTTCACGTTCAAGAGCGTGCCGGGACCGGATGTGACCAACCCGGGCGCGTTCGTCTGGATCGTGCAGTGGACGTTGACCTTCCCCTACGGGACCGACGTGCAGGTTGGAGACCAGGTGACCGACCTGGTGAGCGGCCGGGTGTTCCATGTGCAGGGCGTACTCTCACCGCGCACGATCGAGCTGACGACGCGGGTCGTCGCTCAGGAGGTCCGCTAGGAGGCTCGCTAGGAGGTTCGCTCATGGCGAACATATTCGGGCTGAAGGTCGAGTTCGACCACATCCCAGAGCTGATCGCCAGTCTTGACGATGAGATGGGCAAGGTGACGCGCAAAGCGGCCTTCGACACGCAGGCCCACGCGATGGCCAACATCCAGAGTCAGGGCGCGATCGACACCGGCGCGACGCTCAACGGCGTCTACGTCGTGACCGCTGACCAGAGCGGCTACGGCCAGGCTTCGGGCGCTGTCGAGCGGCGTCGGCCTGGCCATGCGCTCCCGACCGGTGACGAGCTGGACGGCGTGCAGAATGCCAAGGCCAGCGCCGCGATCGCGGTCGCGACGGATTACGGGCCCTACATCGAGTTCGGCACCGCGCACATGCCGGCGCGCCCGTTCCTGATTCCGGCGTTCGATGAGGAGACTGCCGCGATCGAGGCGATCGCGAAGCTCGTCTTCCTGACGAAGTTCTAGCCGAAGTTCTAGCCGAAGTTCTAGCCGAAGTTCTAGCGGTGCTGAGGTTTCCGAGGTGGTGAGCGTCCATGGCGAACGAGCTGGTGATCGCTGACCTGTTCCTGGTGGCCACGCTGGCGGCCAGCAGCACGCTGGCGACAGACGCGACCGGCGGGATCTGGAGCGCAGCCGCGCCGGCGGGGACCACGGGCAAATGGGTGATCTTCCAGATGCAGTCGCCGGGGACCGACCAGATGGTGGTTGGGTCAGCGCGCCTGATGGTCGCGCCCCTCTATCAGGTCGTCGCTGTCGGGCAGGTCAACGATTTCGGCAGTCTCCAGACAGTGGCCGACGCGATCGACGCCGCGCTGCATGGCGTCAATGGGACCCAGAGCGGCTATGCCGTGCACAGTGTGCGGGAGAATCCGCTCGCGCTGATCGTCACCGAGGGGACGATCCAGTATCGCAAGCTGGGCGGGCTCTACCGCCTCTATATCCAGCAGTGAGGTGAAGAGATGCCAATCACCGCGCCAGCAGTCGTCACCAGAAAAGTCCAGGTCGGCATGGAGACGGTTTTCGGGACGCCCGTCGCGGCCACCAAGCAGCTGCAGAGCGTCCTGGCCGTCATGGCGCCCAAAGCCACCGTGCAGAGCTACCGCGCGCCGGGCTATAAGCACGACGCCGAGGGGCGTATCACGCAGGACTGGAGCGAGGGCAAGCTGACCGGCGTGCCGTCCTACACCGAGATGATCTACCTGCTGACCATGCTCATCAAGAAGGGCGTCACGCCGACGGTGGTGGGCACGACGACGCAGAAATGGGTCTTCGCGGGCAGCCCGAACGATGTGGACACGCCGGGGAGCGCGACCTTCGAGCTCGGCGGGAGCGTGCGGGCGCAGCAGGTTGGCGGCTCGGTGCTCAAGGGGATCTCGGTGGATCTGGAGAGCAGCAAAACCGCGCTCTCCGGCGATATCCTGGCCCTGAACATGACCGATCCCTTCGCGTTGACAGCAGGCCTCTCGCCGGTCCCATCGATGGAGGTGGTGGGCGACGACGTCAACGTCTATGTGGACAGCACCGCGGCGGGGCTGGGAACGACGCAGCAAAACGGGATCATCAAGGCGAGCTTCAGCGTCGCCAATCGTTTCGCGCCGGTGTGGCTCCTCAATCGCGCCAACGCCAGCTTCGACTCGCTGGTCGAGGACGCGCCGACGTTCAAGATCATGCTCACCGTCCCGGCCACCGCCGAGGGCATGACGCATCTGGCAACGCTGCGCTCCAGCGACAATACGGCGTTCATTCGCATCAACTGCCAGGGTCCGCTGACCGAGGCGGGCCAGAACTACTTGCTCAACTTCGACATGTGCGGCTACGTCAGCGGGACCAGCGACATCACCGACAACGAGAAGGTGGTGGCTACCGTCTGGGAGTACACGTGCAAATACGACCCCACGTGGACCAAGGGCTACAGCATCACGGTGCAGAACCTGCTCGCCACACTCTGAGTCATCCGCAGGCGCCGCGTGTTAGCTTGCGCCTCTCAATGCGTTAGCTGGCCAGCACAACAGACGAACAGAAGGGAAACCACGCCGCATGCCACGACTGAGTGATTTGTACCTCGCCGAAGCGGACCTGACGCTGGAGGTTGGGGACAAGCAGATCCAGGTGCGTTACCGTCCGGGCGTCTACACCGAGGCCTACGAGGCGCGGCTGATGGCGGCCAGCCAGGCGAGCGCGTCGCCGACAGGGATTGACGACCTCAATCAGCTGCTCTGCGACGTGTTGGTGCGCGCTGACCTGACTGACGACGAGGACCAGCCTATCCCGCTGACGCGCGCGGCGCTGGCCGAGAAGCTGCCCTTGCCGGTCTCGGTCGCGGTGAGTGGCGCGCTGATGAAGGCGCTTCGCGGGGGGGAAGCGCTGAGCGCAGCGCGGAAATAGAGGCGCTGCGCGATTATCTGGCGTTCAATGGGGCAGCAGGGAGCTGCCCCGACTGGTATCCGTTCTTCGTGGCCGCTGACCGGCTGCGTTGCCCGCCATGGGAGGTCGCCGAGCGCGACCCCATGTGGCAGGAATGGGCGCTGCGGGCGCTGGAAGCCGAGACCCGCGCGCGCAACCTGCGCCGCCAGCACGATGCGGCCTATGGCAATGCGTAGGCCTGGCCTGACAGAAGAAGGGCTTTAGCCCGCCGCAAGCCGCCGTCCCTTGAGGGCGTGTGGATAGGCGTCGTGGCTTTAGCCAGAGGATGTTCCGGTTGTTCGCGCTGGCGAAATTATGGTACAATACCAGTATGAGCGACAAAGAACAGCAGCACAAAATCACCCTAAGCCTGCCGCGCGAGACGTGGCAGGCGATGGTTGAACTGGCGCGTGAACACCAACGCTCTTTCACCAAAGAGTTGATTTGGGCGCTGCAAGAGTACATCCGGCGTGAGCGCCGCCAGCGACCATCGGAGTAGTAGCGATGCCTGAGAGCCTGCGCAAAGCCTACACGTACAAGCTCAAGCCGACGCCTGAACAGGAGCGGGCGCTGGCTGAGACCTTGTGGCGCTGTCGCATGCTCTACAACACGGCCTTGGAACAGCGCATCACGGCCTATCGGCGCTGCGGCGTCACCCTCACCGCCTATCAGCAGATGGCGGAGTTGAAGGGCCTCCGCGCCAACCTGCCCGAATATGCCGCCATCCACAGTCATGTCTTGCAGGATGTCTTGGCGCGGCTCGACAAGACGTATCAGGCGTTCTTCCGCCGGGTCAAGGCAGGGCAAACACCCGGTTTCCCGCGCTTCCAGGGCCGCAACCGCTATCACAGCTTCACCTACAAGGAGTATGGCAACGGCGCGCGGCTCGATAACGGGTTCCTGGTTCTCTCCAAGATTGGCCATCTCGCCGTCCGCTGGAGCCGCCCGCTGGACGGCACGCCCAAGACTGTTACCATCTCGCACGAGGCCGATGGCTGGTACGCCATCATCTCCTGCGCCGATGTCCCCGCGCAACCGCTGCCTGCCACTGGACGCGAGACGGGCATTGATGTGGGCTTGAAGGTGTTCCTCATCACCGCCGATGGGCTGGTAGTAGGCAATCCACGCCACCATCGCAAAGCCGAGAAGAAGCTCGCCAAGGCCGGGAAACGAGTCTCGCGCCGCAAGAAGGGCAGCAAGCGGCGTGGGAAAGCAGTGGGCAACCTCCAGCGAGCGCATCAGACGGTGAAGCGGCAACGCGGCGATTTCCACCACAAGACCGCGCTGAAGCTGCTCCAGCAGTACGACACCATCTATCTCGAAGATTTGCGGGTCGCCAACCTGGTGCGGAACCGCCACCTGGCCAAGAGCATCAGTGATGCGGGCTGGGCGGCGTTCCGTTCCATCCTCGACGCCAAGGCAGCATGCGCCGGGCGTCGGGTCGTCGCCGTGCCACCCGCCTATACCTCGCAGGATTGTAGTGGTTGCGGGGAACGCATACCCAAATCGTTGAGTGTGCGCACCCATGTCTGTACCGCCTGCGGCCTCGTGCTCGACAGAGACGAGAACGCGGCGAGAAACATCCAATGGGCCGGGCAGGCTCTTCGGGGACTCGCGGCGGTAGCTGCGGGGATGAACCGAGAATCCGTCGGGCTTTAGCCCGTGCGGAGTGTCAAGTGAACCACGTGAACCACGTGAACCGGATGAACTGGAGGAGCTGACATGGCGGACCCGGTCAAGAAACTGCTCGTCCAGTTCGACGCCGATACCAGCAAGGGCATCGCCTCGATCAAGGGTATCAACGACGAGACCAACAAGACCAGCGGCTTCTTCGGCAAGGCGTTGGGCGGCCTGACGGCGTTCGTCGGTGGGACCGCCATCATCGGGATCGCCACCGGCGCGTTCAGCCTGCTGACGGGGACGGTCAAGGACCTGGTGAGCGCCGGCGAAGACGCGCAGGTAACCGAGAGTCAGACGGTGGCAGTGCTCAAGAGCACGCACGGCGCGGCGGGGATGACCGCCAAGGCGATCGAGGAGCTCGCCACCAAGTACATGCGCTTGACAGGCGTCGACGATGACGTGATCCAGGGCGCCGAGAACATCCTGCTCGGCTTCACCCACATCGGCAAGCAGGTTTTCCCCCAGGCGACGCAGGCCGCGCTCGATCTTTCTCAGCGCTTTGGCGTTGATCTGCCCACCGCGACACGCCTCTTGGGCGCGACACTCGACGATCCCGCGAAGGGATTGGGGCGGCTGACGCGCTACACCGGCCAGCTGAGCCAGGCGCAACAGGACAGCATCGCGCACTTCCTGGCCGTGGGCGACGTCGCCGACGCGCAAAAGGTGATCCTGGATAAGGTGGCCCAAGCCACGGGCGGCGCCGCGGTGGCCTACGGTCAAACCTTCGCGGGCCAGCTCAAGATCTTCAACGCCGAAGCCGAGAACGCGAAGGAGACGATCGGCGCGTCGCTGTTGCCGATCATGACGGACCTGCTGCATGCGGTGACGCCCCTGGCAAGTGCGCTTGGGGATGGCCTGGCGAAGGGCGCCAAGATCGTCGCGGATGACCTCAATAATCTGAAGCCCTATGTCACGGCGCTCGTCACCGACGGGAAAGCGTTGTGGGATTCCGCCTCTGGCCTCGCGTCCGCCTTCATGAGCGGGCTGAAACCCGCGCTGGACCAGATCGGCGCGGCGATCGGCCCGGTGGGACCTAGCGCCAAGGACGTCGCCGGCGCGTTCAAGTCCTTCGGCGAGCAGGCGAAGCATCTCCAGACGTTGACGCCGATCGTCAAGACGCTGGGCCAGACAGTCGGCAAGGACCTGGTGGGAACCTTCCACAACCTGGAGACGGTGTGGAAGGCCATCTCGCCCTACGTCAAGGAGCTGGCCGACGGCATCGGCAAGGGGCTCTCAGGCGCGGCGAAGGCGATGTGGCCCGACATCCAGCAGGGCTGGAAGGCCTTCCAGCAATTCGACCAGGAGCTCGTCGAGAAGGGCCAGCCCGCGATCAAGGCGATCTGGGACGCGATCCAGACGGCGATGCCGGTCATCAAGGCCATCTGGAATGCGACCTGGCCGGTCATCCAGGACGTGTTCAGCGGCGTGTGGGATGTCATCAAGGGCGTCGTCAAGGTGGCCTTCGCCATCGTCAGCGGGACGATCAAGTTCTGGCTGGATGTCATTTCGGGCAACTGGAAGGGCGCCTGGAACGATATCAAGGACATGCTGGGCGGCATCATGAGCGGCCTGGGCAACATCATCAGCGGCGCGCAGAAGATCCTGCTCTCCGGCTGGACCCACGCGCTCTCCGGGGTGAAGGACGCCGCGGGGAAGTTTGGCTCCTGGCTGCATGACGTGGGCAAGAATGCGGTGAAGGCGCTGGGCGACGGCTTTGGGGCGATGGGCAATTATGCCGTCCAGGCGATCAAGAACATCGCGCAGAACGTGCTGAATGGCATCAAAAACATCTTCGGCATCCACTCGCCCTCCAAGGTGTTCGGCGAGCTGGGCGCCTTCACCTCGCTCGGCTTCACCCAGGGCCTGCAGAGCGTGGACGTCGCCGGCGCGGCCGAGCAGCACTTTAGCAAGGTGGGCCCCGCCGTCGCGCGGGCAATGAGTCGGACGGGCACGACGGGTACGACAGGCGGCGGGAGCGGTGGCGCCACCATCAGCGCCCAGGCGGCGCTCGCGGCCAGCGCGGGATCGGGCGGCGCCAGCGGCGACGGGCGGATGCTGCAGATCAGCGTGTTGCTCGATAGCGAGGTGATTGGGCGCGCGACGGCGCCGGTGATCGTGGACGAGATCCGCGTGCAGACGGGGGTGATGGCGTGACGCAAGGATGGAACGCCTACGTCGGCAACGGCCAGGTCCAGGGGAAGGCGGGCACGCTTTCGGTAACGCACCAGGTCCAGCAGCGCTCGACCGCTAACTTCACCGTCTGGGACGGCGATATGAGTCAGCGGTTCCTGCGCCAGCAGCAGGTGCGGATCGTCGACCTGGCGACTGGCCGCATCATCTTCACCGGCCGGGTGCAGAAGGCCAAAGAGAAACTGGCGGTCAACGGGTCGGTCGCGAGCGGTGGTGGGGTGACGACCGCGAATGTCGCGGCCGCCATGACGCACGCGCTCAAGTGCGCCGACATGCAGGTGGCGCTGGACAATCGCCGGGCGATCAAGACCTACACCAGCCAGCGCGCGGGCGCTATTGTCCAGGACCTGGTGACGAGCTACGCCGCGCCCGAGGGCATCCTCTGGAGCCTGGGCGGCAACCTGCTGGCCAAGGACTTCTCGGCGCTGCTGACGCAGGCCAGCGTGGCCAATGACGGTGGCGTCAACGCCTTCGCCTACGGCGGCGGCGGCGTGCTGATCTGGCGGCCGGAGGTCTATGGGCCAGCGGGCGGCTGCGTCGCGCGCTACACCTGGGGGACGGGCGCGTTCAATACGCTCTTCTTTCCCCAGGTAGCCGACGGCGACAGCCGCTTCGTGGCGGGGCAGAACATCGTGGCGAGCATGTGGCTGCGCGCCAACGTGCCGACGACCTGTCACCTGCTCATCAAGCGGCTGGATACGGGCGCGAACAACACCGTGACGATTGGGCTGACGACGCAGTGGCAGCGCTTCACGGCCTACGTCGCGACGCCCAACCCGCTTACCGGGACGCAGTATCAGCTGTCAGTGGACTCCGGCGGGTTCGATCATGCCAGCAACGGCGACTGGATTGAGCTGGCGAACACCCAGTACGAGATGAGCGCCGGGACGACCGCCAGCGCGTTCCAGCTCGGTGGGACGACAGCCACCATCCCGGCGGCGACCGACGGGACGCTGTTCGGCAGTGTGGTGTTCAGCTATCCAAAAGTCAGCGACGCGCTCACCGCGCTCTGCCAGAAGTCAGGCTGGATTTCCAACGTGGACCACGAGGGCGTGCTGTGGGTGGGCGACGCGACCTTGCAGCCGCTGGGGATCACCGTCGACGGCACGATCATGGAAGAGGCGACGATCAGCGCCGATGACGGCAACCCGCTCTATCGCAACAGCGAGTATGTGCTGGGTGGGACCGCTGAAACGACGACGCAAACCGAGACGCGCAAGGGCGACGGGGTGACGCAGACGTTCACCGTCGGCTATCCGATCGCGAAGGCGCCCAGCATCACCGTCAACGGCGTCGCCAAGACCGTTGGCATCAAGCAGGTCCAGACCGGGAAAGACTGGTACTGGCAGAGCGACGACAAAGAGTTGACACAGGATCCCGGTGGGACGGTGCTGACCAGCGCCGATACCTGGCAGATCCAGTACATCGGCTCCTGGCCGCTGGCGGCGCAGACCAAGAGCGCGTCAGAGATTGCGACGCAGGCCGCGCGGACCGGCGTCGGCACGGGCTTGGTCGAGGATGTGATCACGGACGCCTCGGTGGCGAGCGTTCAGGACGCCTTCGATCGCGGCAACGGCGCGCTGGCGACCTATGGCGGCGACGGCCGCGCGCTCACCTTCCGCACCCGCTCTGTGGGCTTGTGGCCGGGCCAGGGCGGTCAGATCACGGTGGCGCCCTTCGGCTTCGACAACGCGACCGTGCTCTGCTCGGCGGTGACGATCGCCGAGGTCGGCCAGGAGCTGCGCTATACCGTCCAGCTCGATGAAGGCCCGGTGGTTGGCGGTTGGGCGCTCTACTTCCAGCGCCAGGCGCTCTCAGCCCAAGGCTATGTGGACCTCTTGAACGTGGGCACGTCGGCGATCGTGGCGGTGGACCAGCCGTTTGGCGAGACGTGGGCATGGTCAGAGAGCATGACGCCGCATGCCTACGTCTGCCCGGTGCCCAGCGACACGCTGTATCCCAGCGACACGCTGTATCCTTGCTAAGACCTTGCTAGGAGGGGACGATGGGGACGATGGAGCTGATGCGCGAAGACTGGCCCTGGCGAGGAGAAGCGCGCTTCCAGGTGCGCCATGCGGCGAGCGGACTGGTGATCGCTGAGCGGGTGGTACGAAACACCATCACGACAGCGGGCAAGAACCTGGTGCGCAACGCCCTCGAGGGGCTAGCGACGGACCTGGCGATCAAGCGGGTCGCGTTCGGGAGCGGGTTGGGGACGCTCACGACAGGCCTGACGAGCGGCCTGGCCTATACAACCCTGGCGGTGACGGCGCTCGCGAAGGCGGTGGCGAACGGCGAAAGCCTGACGATCCAGAACATGACGAGCAGCCAGGTGGTGACGGCCAGCGCGGCGGCGGCACAGGGGGCGACGAGCATCAGTGTGACCAGCTTCACGGCTAACGCCAACTACGCGGTGGGCGACGCGGTGACGCACACGCCAGCGGCGGGGCAGACGGCGCTCGATCATGAGCAATACCGCAAGCCGGTGACGGACTTCAGTGACACGACCGACGCGCAACTGGTGACGATCGTCTACGTGAATCCGACCGAGGGCAATGGCTTCCTCTACGAAGAGGTGGGCTGGTTTGCAGGCGCTGCGGCTGGCGATACGGCCGGGTCCGGCGTCATGGTGGCGCGGCTCTTGTATTGCCGGACCGACAAGACCAACCTGCTCAGTATCGAGATCGACCGCACGGATAGCTGGTAGAAAGCACAGAGAGCGAGAGGGCGATATGCCGGTTTATACGCCGACGGTATTCGTGCAGGGATCCGCGCCGGGCATGAGCGCGACCGAGATGAACAAGATGGGCAACGCGATCGCGACCTGCGTGCAGATCGACGGCTCGACGCCGATGACCGGCGCGCTGGAGATCGATCGCACGCTCGGCGGCTCGGACCAGGCCTTCCTGACGCTCAAGGCGACGGATGGCAAGACCTACAGCTTCTTCGTCATCGCGTCGGACGGCTCGGTGGAGCTGGAGGACGTGACCGACGGCAAGGCGATGGCGCGCTGGTATCCCGATGGCGTCTCGCGCAGCCTGGTCTATGACAACGGGACCGCGACGATTCGCCTGGTGCGCGAGTTCATCGGCACGACCGACCCGGCGACCTACACGACGGTGAACGAGGGCGACCGCTGGCGGAAGGTCTGAGAAAGGTGTAAGCGATGGCGACCGTCGGCTACACGGGCGGCTCCGGCTGGGACGCCTGGTTCGCCTCAGGCGTGAACAGCAACAACGAGCTATGGGCCGTCGGCAACATGACGATGCCCGAGACGGGCTACGTCACCAAGCTATGGGTCTACGTGGCGGGCGACGGCGCGACGAGCACGGCGCGTATCTTCCTGGCCGATGGCTCCGGCAACTTCCTGGAGGTGAGCGGCAGCTTCAGCCTGGCCAGTGGCAGCGCGAGCCTGGGCGGGCAGGCGTGGCACAGCTACACGCTCTCGGGGAGCGGGCGGCTGATGAACAAGGGCGACCAGGTGTTGGTGGGTGTCTGGACGGACCCTAGCATCTGGCGGACCTGGAGCACCAAGACCCAAACCGGCGGCAAGTGGGACGAGGGCTACGGCTCCAGCGCGCCGTCGGTGGGTGGCAGCGTTCCCAGCCACAGCCAGAACAGCGGCGCGAGCATGGGGGCGTACCTGGAGTACACGCCCGCCGCGCCGGTCCTCTCCAGCGCTAGCGCGTCGAGCGGCCACGTTGGGGATGTGGTGACACTGACGGGCGAGGCCTTCACGGGCGTCACCGCGGTGAAGTTCGGTCTCATCAGCGCCAGCTTCACGGTGGTGTCGGATAGCCAGCTCTCCGTCACCATCCCAGCGGGCGTGAGCGGCGCGACGGCGTACAGCGTGACCAACGCCTACGGGACGACGACCGGCCTCTCCTGGACGACGCAGCCAACGATCAGCGGCATCAGCCCGACGCATGCGGCGGAGGGGGCGACCGTCACGATCACGGGGACCGGCTTCACGGGCGCGACCCCGGTGAAGTTCAACGGGACGAGCGCCAGCTTTACGGTGGTGGATGACAGCCATATCACCGCGACTGTCCCAGCTGGCGCGACGCGCGGGGCCATCCAGGTCACGGGCGGCGGGACGACGGTGAACAGCGGGACCTTCACCGTGGACCCCACGATCAGCAGCATCAGCCCGACGAGCGGGCCGGTGGGCGGCAGCGTGACGATCACGGGGACTGGCTTCAGCGGCGCGACGAGCGTCAGCTTCAACGGGACAAGCGCGAGCTTCACGATCACGGACCACGCGCACATCAGCGCGACGGTACCCAGCGGGGCGACGAGCGGGCCGATTACGGTGACGTGTCCGGGGCCATCGAGCGCGACCAGCGCGACCTTCACCGTCTCGGCGGGCCACACGCGGCGCGGGGGCGCGTGGGTCAACGACACCGCGGACTACACGCGCCGGGGCGGAGTATGGGTCCAGGAGTCGCTGGACTACACGCGCCGCAGCGGGGCGTGGGTCCAGGAGACGTAAGCGATGGAGCAGACCGCGCGTGAGAGCCGCTTGACACTCCGCATAGGCTAAAGCCATAGCGGATTCTCGGTTCGTCCCCGCAGGTTATCCCGCGAGTCCCCGAAGGGCCTGC